CGCCTAATGCTGCAGTGCTTGATACAGTTAATGTACCAGTTGTTGAAATTGATGTAGAAGTAAGTTTAGAATTTGCAGCTGCATTACCTACTGCAATATCATTATTAGCTAATCTTACTTTTGTGTTAGCTGTTCCTACATGAATTGCTACTGACGCATTAGCTGTACCTGTTACTACTAAATTACTTTTAGCTCTGAGTAGACCATCTACATTAGCAATGCCTCTTGATCTTAGTGTAGCTGAATTAGCCTCACCTGAAATATCTACATCAGATCCAGTAGTAACGACACCAGTTAAATTTGATGTTGTTGATACATTTATAAATCCGGTTAATGTAGTATTCCCAGCAGCTAAGGTTTTGCTTAATGTTGTGTTGCCTGCTACTGATAATGTATTTGATAATGTTGCGGCTCTTAATACATCTAATGTATTGTTTATATCAACCGCTCCAGTTACAGTCATTGAGTTACTAAATGATGCATTTCTTAATACATCCAATGTACTGTTTAAGTCAACTGCTCCATTTGCTTGTAATGTACCTGATACGTTAGCTGATGATAGAGTTGATTTGCCTGCTACTGTTAAAGTGTTGCTTAAAGAAGCTGTATTAGTTACTGCTAATGTATCACCAAGCGTTGTAGCTCCATCTACATTTAATGTACTGTCAAGGTCAACTGTACCAGTTGCTCCTAATGTAGCTACGTTTGAGTGTCCTGATACGTTTGCACTAGCTGCTTTAATGTTTCCTACTGCAGTAACATCTCCTGTAAGAGTTGATGTGCCTGTTACTTCTAATGTGCTTGATAATGTTGTAGCTCTCGTAACTCCCAGGGTTCCAGTAATTGTTGCATTATTGGCAACAGAGATTGTGTTTGATAATGTTGCAGGACCAACAATTGCTACTGCGTTTGATAATGTTGTGTTGCCTGTTACGGATATTGTGTTAGCTAATGAAGCAGCTTTTGAAACACCTAATGTACTGGCTAATGATGTAGCACCTAATACGTCTAAGGTTCCATCCGTGTTAATACTTGTAGGAGTGATTGCTGTGTTAACTGTACCGCTACCTACCGTAATCTTTCCTTCTGAAACTGTTATTATGCCATCTGTACTTCCATGATGGATAAATGTGTCACCTGCAACACGTAACTCGGTACCTATGTTAACATTGGCTGCTGCAGTTACATGAGCATTTAAAAATGATGTAGATCTAACATGCAATGTATCGGAGTTAGCTTCACCCGCAACATCTACGTCACTGTTAGCAGTTACATCTCCAACTATTAATAATGTGTTTGAGAATATAGATGCATTAGATGCATTAACAGCTCTAGCATTTAGTTCCCATCTCTTAAGATTTGTACCTAATAAATTATCATTGGCTGATGGCTCTATGTTTGAACTTCTTGCATTAAATGTTACTAAGTCTGTATTAGCATTACCTAATGTCGTGTCGCCTTGTACTGATGCATCTGTTACTACTACTAGACTGTTTACATTTGCTTCTCCTGCTACATCTACATCTGCTTGAGCTGTTATATCGCCTGATGCATTAATTGTGTTTGCATTTAGTATCCATCTTGCATCATCTAAACCTAATGCTAGAGTATTACTTTCTGGAATAATACCTGAGGATACTTCTGCAACAAAGTTTACTGAATCAGTATTTGCATCACCTAATGTTACGTTTGCATTAAAAGAAGCATCTCCATCTACGTTCAATGTTGTATCTAAATCTACAGCTTCTTGAACATTTAACTTATCTGTTAAAACAGTGTTTGAGTTGACAGTTAATAGATCACTATTAGCATTTCCAATTGTTGCATTGTTTGTTACAGTAAGAACTCCGTCAATATTTGTTGCAGAGTTAATATCTAAACTTGTTCCGTGAATGTCTAAATGTGTAGAATCAATAGTTGCATTAGTACCAGATACGTTTACATCAGTTGATGTAATGTCTAACAATGTGCCTTTAATGTTGGTTGTTGTAGAATCTAGATTAGCTGTTGTTCCTGATAATTTAAGACTTGTTGCATTAATATCTGTAAGTGCATTGTCAATATCAACATTTGAATGTGCATCTATTGTTGTTCCATTTACTAATAATGTAGTACTATGTACGTTAGCTGATGTTCCTGAAATCTTTAATTCTGTTGCTGCTATGTCTACGTTAGCAGAATCTACATCAATGTTTGTAGAATTTATATCTAATGTAGTTCCATTAACAGCTGTAGTTGTTGAATCTAAATTTGCAGTTGTACCAGTTAATGTGAAGTCAGTAGCTGTAATGTCTGTATCAGCATTATCAATATCTACAATAGCGTCTACATCAAGCAGTCCACCACTTACATGGACATTTGCTTGTGCATTGATATGTGAATAGTGAGTAGAGTTGGCTATAAAGGTTGCATTAGTACTAATGATTAAGTTAGCAAGTGCAGAGTTTGCACCAACAACGTTTGAGGAGTCGTCTGTACCTACACCTTGAATGCTATCTGTAATCATTAATGTGTTAGCACTAAAGAATCCATTTACATATGCATTACCAGTTGTGCCACCACCTACTGAGTGCATTTCAGTAGTTACGACACGCTTCTCCATATCGTATGTTATTCTGTTCGTTAGGTCAACCCATTCTCTGAAGGTATCAGATGACGGTACTACGTTCGCACTTGTATAATTATTACTTGCCATTTATTCCCTCTGTGAGTGTCATCAACATTTTTTTTATCTCTACCATATCTTGTTTTAAAGAAGCTACATCTGTAGACAACTCTTGTACTGTATTTCCTTTCTTTCTTTTTAACTTATAAGCAGCAAAAGAAGCCTTATCATTATTTATAAGTGCCATAGAGGAAGTGTCTCTATATAATCCATTTCTCTCTGTTTCTACTAAAAGTTTTCTAGCCATTATAACGATACCGCAATTGCCCTATAGTTTTCAAGGTAAGGTGACTTAGAAGTTGAATCTGATGTCATTATTATCTTGATTGAAAGATACTTGTAACCTATCATTTTTTCATTATTACTATTGTAATATGTTGCTACATAAGGAACAGTAAATGCATTGTCATCATCAGATTGAGGATCTCTAAATACCTGGTTCTTGTATTCAGCATCAACTTTAGATATCTGTCTACCATCAAGTTCAGTACCTATTGATATATCATCTCCAATAGTCATTGATGTGTCACTAGCAATTGCTGTTACCATTGATACTTGATAGTTAGTATTAGCATCGAATGGAGGATTGTCTATCTTAACTAGATCTCCTACTGCAAATTCTGTTGTAAAGGATGTTCCGACTCCAGTAATAGTTGGACTTGCATTATTAAATGTTACTGATCCTGTTTTAATGGTTGACTGAGGAGCATCATTAAATTCAAAACTATATTCAATAGTATCGTTTCTATTCTCACTAGAACTTATCTTATCTTTGTTTTGAATTATTTGTAACTCTGACCATGAATTATCCCCTGAATCATCAGCTTGGTTAATTGGTTTAGCATATACTTTTATATCTGTTCCAGCTGGTCTATATGCATTTACAAATACTTTTATATCTTCTGCATCAAGTCCATCTCCTAAAGTTAATGTTCTTGAAATGTATTTTGCTGCAGCTTGTCCTTTTTCTGGAACATGCTCATCTACCACACTATTGTTAATTACATTTTCATATATTAATAATGACTGTGATTGTAGATCAATCATAGGTGAAATGTATCTATTCTTAGATGAGAAGTTATATCTTAATTTTAGGGATTTGTTTATTGTAGTCCCATCAATCTCATTAGACTTACTCTTAATTTTTATAGGTGCATCTGGATAGTTTCTATCGTTTGTTTTAATTCTTTCAAATTCTGTTAATGAATTATTAGCAGAGTGTGTTGCACTTAATTTAGTAACAATAGCTGTAGCATTAGGAACATTGTTATATAACCTAGGCTCAAAGTATGTAATGTTAGTGTCTTCCACGCTACCAATAACTGCTGTAGCTCCGCTTGAAGAACCTACCAAAGTGTTTGCAGAAGTAAACAAGAACGTACTATTAGTAGCTGTACTATCATTAATAAGAATTGTGTTTGTATTTGCATCTATTTGTTTAAATGTTCCTACAGGTGTTATTCTTATCTTACCAGACGAAGCTACTGTTTCAGTAATATCTGGTGCACCCCTTAACTTAATAACTGTGCTGTTTGCACTAGATACTTCTACGACATCATAATTACTGTTTGCATTTTCTAAAACTATTTTATTACCAGCGCTAATACCTAGCAATGATAAGTCCGTAGTTCCAGCTGTAATTGTGTCTGATCCTGATGCAAATGTTACGTTTCCTGTTGCAACTGTACCAAGTTGGAAAACTTCCTCACCTTGATCAAATGAACCTGAAACTCCGTTAGCATCTGTCTTTAAGAATTCGTAATCATCATTTACTAAACTTATCTGAGAGTTAGTTGCATCAAAGTATGCTGCGTTTAAAGTAAACTTAACATCTTCGTCCATATATGGTGTCCATTGTCTATCATTGCTTGATAAGAATAATGTACCAGCACCCCAGTCTTGGTTTATTGATCTACCAGTTCTTAATTCTGATTGACCTGCTTTAGATGTAAACACTTCTAATTCTGGGTTATTGGATTCAGGTTTTATTACAAAGCAATACTCTTTATTAGTTTCTACACCTACAGGTGCTTTAAAGTTTATTCTCGTAAGTGCTGATCCGTCCGTTGATGTAACTATCTGATTTGATTTTAACATTGTCTGACCAAATGGTAGTATGCTTGAACCTGGTACTCCATTAATTACTTCTCTGATCTCAACTGTACAACCTAGAGATGAATGTTTTTTAGCAAATGCAACATCAACAGATTTTAAATAACCGAAAGGTGCACCAGCAAACATTGAGTCTTGAAGCTTAAATGTTTGTGCCAATGGATCAATGTACTGTGCGCATCTATAATGCGCTGATTCTCTTGGGGCTCTGTGCATATCTCTATTATGAGCATTTATGCCCCAGTTTCTTAAATCCTGTACAACTGAATCTGTACATATCTCACAATCATGTACTCTTAAAGGAATAACTTTCGTAAACCCTCTTTCAGGGAACTCATCAAAGATATCAAGATCACTTCTGTTGAATTGTTCGCATATATCTCTAATTCCGCCATCCTCATCAGGTGGTACTATAATAGGATCATCATTTGCTGGACCGCCTCCATCATCGTCGACTGGTATTGTAACTACCTCTTCAACAATAGTGTTGCTTATTGCTTGATAGATATTTGATGTCTCTGTTGATGATAGTATTGGTTGTCTTGTAGTTTGAGTAACAACAGTTTTGCTTAATCCAAAATTAAAGCAATTGAATTTAGTAGAAGCTGCTGATACAGTTTCGCCCACTTGAGATAGGTTTGATACATCAGTAATTGCAAATTTTCTTTCACCTGCAAAGAATGTAGCTGCAGGTATTCTAAAGATACCAGACAATCCTCCTGTAGTGTTTGCTGTTAATGCAGAACCAAATGAATTCTTTCTTCTGATCAATGCTTTAATGTTTTGAGAAGATGCAATTTGAATAGGGTCTAAATCAGGTTGTATATGAGTTGCAACCTCACCAGGTGCAACCTTTGAATTTACATCTACGTTATCAAAGTATACGTAATGTCTTAATCCTGGTCTCAATCCTGTAGCAATAAATCTAATATCTATACCAGGTATATAAGGCTGGAATGATATATCAGTAACAAACTCACCAACCGTTTTTCTAGTTGTAGATACATCGCCTGTGAGTCCTTTGTTGGTCTCTTCAATCTCTGTTGTAGTAACTATTTCATATGTTTCTGTAGCTGTTAATCCTCCTGGATTTACAACAGAGTCAAGTAATGTTTTGGTTTTTTCTTCTGAAATTATTTTTTGTTCAGTAGTCTGTAATGGAAGCATTTTACTCAGTTCATCTAATAATGATAGAGTACCTGTTGCAACGTCAACGTCAATTTGAACCTCAGGGCTTATTGTCTCATCTACATGGTTAAGATAGTCTGGATATAATTGAACCGTACCATTGTATTGCCAGAATGCTGATGTACATTTTCTACTTTGTGTAGCATTTGGTTGTTGAATAATTCTTCTTACCCTGTGATCCGTCATGACAGAATCACCTATCTGTCTTGCACGACCGCCACTAGATAGTACTAAATCTAAGTTATACTTTTCAAATCTAGGTGTAAGTAAAGCTCTTGCAGTATCAAAACCTGCTTTATATTCAGTGTTTAATGGATTACCTGTTGTAGGTTTTACAAAATTATCTACCATGAATCCGTTTTTAAACCTATCAGATAATGGATTTGATCTTTGTGGTATTACTTCTTTTGATGTTCTTTTTTCTAACAGGTTTAATGAGCTGTAGTATTCTAAATTATCAACTCTTTGATCAATAGCTTTTATATCGCTCATTGTATATCTTTTTAACTGTGACGAAGATATCTTTACAGCTAAGTCAGGTCTTTTAGAAATAGAAGCCATTACTGAATCTAAAGATGGATATACTGGAACATTTAAAGTTCCAAGTTGCATAGAGTCTGATGGAATAGTTGGAAGCTGTGGGTTAACGCTAGACTGTCCATATACTATTGAAAGGTTTCCATCCTGTATAATTAATGAATCTCTTCTTGGTAGGTAGTATTCAATACTACTGCTCCACAATCTATTAGGAGAAGATGTTATTGTATTACCAGAAATTTGTTCTACTGAAGATGGGTTTACAGATGCATCTGCATCTAAGAAAGTACCCTCTACAGTACCTGTAGCTGAAACATATGGTCTAAAATCAATACAGTCTCTTAAAGAATAATCAATACCAGATATATCAGATTTTAAAACTGGAATGTCTTGTGTCTGTATTTTAGTAGATAATACTTGAGTGTCATCAATTAAAGCAGCATATGATCTAAATGATGCATATCCTCCGACTGAATCGTTATCAAAATGTCTAAATGTAGCAGCTATAGTTCCACTTGAACTTACATTATACGTACTACCAGGAGTTAATTTTAATTTAGATAATCCATACTTAGAACCTTTTTGGCCATTAAGTAAATCAAATTCTCGTGTCTTATCAGACATTGTTCCATTAGCTATTGCATTGGCTATGGCATTGCTTCCTTGAACAATAGTATTATCTGAAGCATAAACTGATACTAATTTATGGCCATCTGGTATACCTAGAGACCATGGACCGACCGTGTTAGCTTCATTGTTTGCTGGATATATTACTATCTCAGAAGTCTTATATTGTTTTGTTATACCAGGTGAACTAGTTTCTTTTGTTTTATGTATTAAGTCAGCAGTCCAGCTAGAGCCAAAAGTTCTTCCAAGATTTACAGTTAATGTTTGTCCTGATCCTGATAAAGCTGCTGAAGCTGTTGATCTATTTTTAAGTGGTATCGCTCTTCCTTTAGGATATGCTATACTAATTGATTGATTAGAACTAGCAGGAACGTTTCTGTCGACGATTAAATTAGTACCGCCTTTTTGAACAACTTGGAATATTCCAGCGTTAGCTGATGAGTTAGCTACTCTAATGTAGTCGCCTTCAAAAATATCTGATACATCTACAGATGTAATCTTTGTTGTTCCATTAGTTGTTGTGTTTGGATCATTTTCTGTTGTTGAAACGATTGTAGTGTTTGAAATTAATAAAAGATCATTTTCTTGAGCTTCTGTTAAAGTTGTGTCAGCTGTTCCAAAGTTCCAGTTTTGTGTACCGTCTTTTTCAAATGTTGCAGATCCATTACTATCAAATGAACCATCAGTGCTATCTTCAAAAGTAAAACTTGCATTGTTAGATATTGATTTAATTCCTACCTGACCAACAGAGAATACCATATCTCTGTCTTGAGCTTGTTGATCTAATATTTTTGCTTTGCCACTAGAATTGAGAACTAAGTCAGCTATTCCTCTATGAGTTAAATTTGTTTGTGAATTTGTACCTGTATATTCTGTGCCACTATAATGGAATAAGCTCTTTGCATTCTTAGCAAATGATTTACCTGGCTCCATTTGTATATCGTAAATGTATAGATTAAATTTAGAAGTACTCTTAGAAGTATCAGATGACAATGTTTCCATTGCTCTAACTCTTGCAGAACCCACTACATTGCCTGTCGTACCTGCATATGCTAATGTTTTATTTGTATCATTAAATCCAGCAATAGTGTTTGATGATATATCGTAAGTTGATCCGTTTGCTGCGCTTACAGAGTTAAATGCAGCACCCATTAAAAGAACTCTATCGTTTGTTTTTATTCCAAACTGGCCAGCATACTCATCTACTTCAACATAGTTGCCATAGTTTATAGAAATTTCTTGATTTGGTATACTTAATGATTTTGTAGCTTTTTGATGAGAGATTCTATTTGTATTAATTAACTCAAAACGTTGACCTTTATTATATCCTATACCAGCACCTACAGCTACTGAAAAGTGAGTAGTGTTACCTCTTATTGGTTCTGTACCAATAGCAAGCGGTTCAATAACATAGTCTCCACTTGTCTCATAAAGTCTTTGTTCGATAACTTCGCCTAGACCAGAAAGCTGAGCTTTGGTATTTAACTTAACTGGTAACCCATGTTGGAACTCAACTAGTCTTAAGAAGTTGTTTGATGTTACAGCATCTGCAGTAGTGTTCACTACAAGTGTTGGCTGTAATTTTAATCTATCTGCACCAGGTGCATTTTCATTAGCAAAGCCAGAAGCGTTGTCAAGTAAAGATGTATCGATACTACTGTTAACAAATGACTCTTCAGTTGTTACACCTACAGACAGCTCATTAGGTCTGCTAGAATACTTAGATACAATAATACTTTGTTCTGCAAAACGTTGGAAGGTACCTTTTTGGAAAATGACGCCATCTTGTACTTTCATCTGGAAGGCACTTCCTAATACGTTAAACTCTGCATTAGAATTTTGAAACTCTGTATTGGCTATTGTAACATTGCCGCTTTTATTAAGCGTTACTTCTACAGTTATCTGTCCATTAGATATTGCATTAGCAAAATCATATATGGTGTTTGATGTTGTGTTGCCTTGTGTAAACACTCCACCATTAGATGCTACGATTGTAGCAGAGGGTAAATCATCAACGCTGAATCCAGTGCCATTGGCAGTAATGTTTGCTGATAAGTATTGGTTAGTTCCGTCTGTAGTAACTACATGACCAGATAAACCTGACCCTTTTAAATTTGATGTCACTGATATAGAATCAGTATTGGTTACAAAAACATCGTTAGGAATACCTGTGAACACAACATTAGCTATGCCAGTGCTTGCAGGATATATTTCTACTTCGTCTGCTGGGGCATATGCTTTTTTATTAGCTGTATTTCCAGTGTTGATGTAATTAAAGAATAAAGTGTTTAGATCTGGGTTCTGAGATTCTAAACCACCTGATGTAGAAACAATTCTTGATACTAGGTTTGAATTATCTCTTATGAAATCGCCTTCACCAAACAAGTTAATGTTTATGTCTGTGCCTGAAGAAGTTTTGTCTAGTATCTTTGCATACTTGATATCATTAGTATATGTAAATCCACATCCTTTTACTATTGATCCTTCTTTTAAATTAAACTGTCCAAACTTCTCAATCTGATTTTGAAGTATAGTTTGTAACTGAGTCAGTTCCCTAGCTTGCAGAGGCACTGCTGGCTTAAACAACACTCTATGATAATCTTTTGTCTCATCAAAGTCGTCGTAATACGGATTTACATTTAAGTCTGTTTCTATTCCCATTTGTTCCTCTAAAACTCAATCATTAGTTTAATTCGTTCTGTTTGATCATCTGATCTTGTTATTGGAGAAACGTTTTCTAAGTAAACAATCTCTCCAGTGTTTGGTACTATATCCGGTCCAGCAGTATCTTGAAAAGTTCCTGCACCTCCACTTAAACTTCCGTCAAATGTATAGTCTGTACCACTAGCAGCATCTGATGCTAACCAATTACCTTTTTTGTTTGTAATAGTAAGCACAGCTGCTCCTGCTCCAGTATTTATGCTATGTACTATACCTGTCGCATTAGTACTTGCCTGAATAACCGGTTCATCTATTGAAAAAGCTGCATCTGTAGTAGTTTGAGCAAATCCAGTCAATCTAAATCTTTGATCAAATGTAGAAAAGTTTGATGTGCTTCTCTCATTTGTTTGAAAGTCAGATATTGTAGATGATGTGTTTGAAGTCTGGCCAACAATTCTATGTGTAGTGTTTCCTGCTGCAGATGTTACAAATTGACCATACACATTAGATAAATTAATTGAACCTGTAGCTCTTGTTGAGACTACACCATACGCACCAGTTGTAGTTTGAATGACCACTTCTTCATCCTGGAATGATTGGCCACCAGTAGTTCCTCCATCTGTGGTTAATGTGTTAGCTAAAGTTATTACACAATTACTAAACAAAGGATCTTTTACTATACCGATCTGTCTAAAGTCATTGTTAGCTGGAATGTTTCCACCTTCGCTGTTTGCAAAGTCTACGGATATTCCTACTGTGTCTGAGTATAGTTCATTAATTGGATCGGATCCATGACCACCTTTAGGTCCAATAATGACTGTCACGTTTGCATTGTCAGCTTGCAGGCTGCTTACTATTCCAGTGTTTCCTATAATTGTAGCATCAGCAAAAGTGTATCCTTGACCTCTTTTTGTAATTTCAATTGTGTCAATTGCTCCAATGGATGTGTTTACAATTGCTCTACCTTCAGCACCTGAACCATCACCTGATATTGTAACTGATGGTGTTATTTCAAATCTTGAAGTAGTATCAACAATCATGCCAGTTGTATTTGCAAAACCTTGATCATTTGCAAGTAAAACTCTTCTTGCAGATCCCGTGACAATATATTCGCTTATTGATGCTGCAGCACCTGCTCCTGATCCAGCGGTAATGTAAAACGTTGATCCTTTATAGAAATCTGTATTAGCTGATAGAGTAGACGTATCTGATACCAAATCTGTTATTAATGAAGTAGCATTAGTAGTTTGTCCTCTCACTACTACGACGTCAGTGTTTCCAAAGAAATTTCCAGCAATGTCTACGACTCTTAGTTGTGACGTGTTTGCTTCAATTGTTACAGCATTAGCAATGTTATTAATTAAGTTGGGAGCATTGTTGCTATCAAATAGATCTCCGTTAGAATGCTTTCCTAATAGATCAACTCTTTCAATACCAAATGTACCACTTACAAAAGTATTTGTTTGAGAGTATGTTACGTTAGCACTCACTAATGATTCTATCTCAAGCATTCTTGAGTTTCCACCAACATTAGTAACTTTTATAACACCATTTGCAACACTGTTATATCTACTACCTCCACTATTAACTGTTACGAAGTCTATAGCTCCTGATACAGCATTAGAGGTAATAACGGAATCCTCTATAAGTGGTATTTTCTTAGATGTAACAAATTTGTTGTATGTTGATAAAGGTATCTCATACATAAGTTTCCATTGATATCGATCAGTCGTGGTGATGTAGATATCATCGTTAGCTGATGTCTCTGACGCTGTTGGTTTGTCAATTGATGGGGTACCCTTATTGTTTCCTAAACATTTAAACACACTATAATCATTATTAGCTTCTTGTACATGCACAAAGAAATTTTTATCTTTAAGATTGCCATCTCTATGATCATACTGAGCATACACAGTATTGGCTGACCATTCATTGTTTGCAATCATATGTTTTATGTCAGATGTAGTTACCTGCTTACCATATATCATGTCCCTGTATGGTTGATAAAAAGCATTTTCTGGCGAATTGTTTTGAGTCGGAGGAGTGTTATCATTAAATCCTGTTTCAGTAAACGGATCATGCTTTCCTATGAATACGTAATATAAACTGTTTGCAGTCTCATTAAGTGACTCTACAAATTGCTTTGCATTGTGTGAATTAAAATTTGATGTTACTAATTTTCCCATTACGTGTTTACCGTTTCTATTATGTCTCCATTGCTACTGTGTATTCTCTGTACTTGTGTATTAGAGAATGTGACACTTACGTTTGCAATGCTTTCTTTTATTACTCTACCAAACAATCTCGTTCCTGCAATGTGTGTTGACTGTAAAAGTATGTCTCTATATTTATTTAAAGACAACCCAGACTCAATTACATATGAATGTGATTGATAAAAATCGTTATCATGTATGTATTTAGTATTCAAAAATGCTTCTTTAGAAGACCAATATCCAGGTCCTACACCTGTAGTCGCAACATTAGCTACGCCACTGACGACTATTTGATTCTGAGAATTGGTAGATTGTAATGTTAAATTGGCATTGTGTTGATATCCAAATCCACTATCTATGACCTCTACACTAGTAACAATACCATTGGCTGCTCTTGCATCTGCGATTACATTTGCATTATCTCCGATAGGTCTTGTCGCAACATCTTCGTATAATGAGTCTATTGTACCACCTGCACCTGATGACAATCCTTGCAATGTACCACTATCATTGAAACCTACGCTAAATGATAATCTTCTAATACCTACATCACCTGTGCCGTCTAAATTGGTGTTGAATTTGTAAACCTGTCCTTTTGCTACAGATGATTGAGAAACGGTTCCTAGACCGTCTACAGTCGCTGCTATCGATGCTATATTAGCATCTCCTTGACTCGGATCTCCAAAGATAATTGGGTCTTGTGTAAATGGAGTTGGATCAGAAACATCAAACGTAAAGTTGTTATTTCCGTCCTCTATTCTTTTCCTTAAATTTGTTACTGTCAGTGATGTAGAGTCTCCCGATAAAATTTCACCTAGTATATCGGCAGTGGCATTAACTGATTGTATTACAGATCCCCCTATCAGATCCTCTATTTGTGAATTGTTTGCTGTAGCATCTGCAGCACTGTTGTTGAATGATAAAGTAAATCCTCCACTAACAGTTAAAACTTGCGATTGGAATGTTACTGTCTGATTAATTGTTTCACCAATAACAAAATCTCTGGTTTCACCTGCAGCCGTTGTATTCATATCAGATAGGTTTACTACAATGTCTCTTCTATTATATTTTGCAATACCTGGTGTGTATACTGACACAAATGGATCAAAGTTATAATTGTTTCCAGGGTTGATTTGAGAAAATGATGATATGGTACCGACGTTTCCACTGATTCTTGTTAACACTTTGTCTAAAATAGTTGTATAGTCTCCGTCCTGGTCTTTTGGAAAACCGTAACCAAAATCAAAATTACCAGTCACGGTTGCTACGTTTCCTGATGTTGCTGGCAATGTTGCAGTCGATTCAGTAAAGAATCCTGCTCCTTGATTTGTAACAGTTGTGCTGAGTATCTGGCCATTACTGTCAACACTTATGGTTGCTATAGCATTCACTGTTGGCGGTCCACCACCTTCACCACCATTGCTAAATATTATTTCAGCACCTTGTTGATATCCTGAACTTCCAGCAATGACGTTACAGCTGTCTACGAATCCTATTCCGCTGTTTCCTCCATCAATAAGACAATCTAGATATGCACAATTGGCTACATTATTTTCACCTATAAAATCTGTATAGATTGTTATTGGATCCTCATTCTCTAATGTTCCTATGTTAAAGTTTGCACCTTGACCTGATCCTACAGCTACAATGTTTGCGTAAGTGTTTGAGTCTCTTCCTTTTATAAATGCAGCAGCTGAGTTGTGAAAACTAGCTAAAGTGCCGTTTGAATATCTTGTAGTTTTAAAACCTACGTTTTCACTGTTTGATCCAATTACTTGTGCTGTCACAGATACATTAGAAAACACATCTGCTATTCCATTTGAATCTGCGTTTGCCATAAACATCACATCAGATACACCAGTTATTGATACTGTATTTGTGATAGCTATAGCATTAGTTCGTCTACCTTTTATCTTTTTATCATCATTCCATTGTCCAACAACTTCATTTATTACCACATGAGTTACGTTAGATTGAGATACTACACCATTTGCACCTGCTTCAGTAATATCAATGTTTGTGACGTTAGCAGTATTTGCTAATCCAGAAGTAACGTCCTGTACATTATCGTTAGATGACCATTTACCAAATGATCCATTTAGAACCATAGTTGTAGCATCAACTGATACCACAATACCATTAGCTCCACTTTCGTCACCTTGAACCACATCTCCTACAGAAAATGATCCACTTGTATCTTGTATTGTTAGGCTTACAGCGTTTTCTTCATCAATACCCTCATTTACTACAAACCCATGAGTATTGGACGCTAAGTTAATTGTAGCTGTTGCTTGGTTACCAAATGAACCAGAAGTTAGTGCTACTGTAAGCTCATTGGTCCCTGTTCCTGTAGAACTGTCTATTAGATATCCATTAGCTATAATATTGCCATCAGAATCCTTACCTCTTACTATAGGAGTCTTTGCTTCATCTACAGAAGCGGTTGCATATGTCCAGTGGTTAGTATCGTTAGCTGCATTATAAGCTGCTAAGTCATTATTAAAGTCTGTAGCACTTAGTATAGATATCTTCTCTACTTTTTGTTCTACTGTTTCAAATCTAAAAAACTCTGCATCTTCAATTCTATAGATGATGCTATCAAATGGAGCAGCTACATTTACGTCTCCATTGGCATGTGTGTTTCCTGTAAAGGTATTACTATATGTCTGTGCAGCATTAATAACATTGTTAACTTGAAGGTTCTGATCATTAACATCAGTGAATGTTACGTTGGAATCTTTGGAGAATCCAAATCCTCCATTTGCTAATTCAAAATCTACAAGTCCTGTAGCAGCTGATATTGATGTTACTCTAGCTCTACCTTGCTTTCCTGATGATGCTAAAATGTCAAATGTATCACCTATTTTATTATCACTACCACCCAATGTTATTTCAATATCGGATAATGATCCAGTAACAACCGGCATATCATCTTGAATACCATCAGAGGATTTTGCTACTATTTCACCTCTAATAAAGTTGCCTCTTAGATTTGATAGTGTTAGTACGTGTACTTTTACTTTATTGAGTAGCTTTGTAGATATACTTTCAACGAATGCTTTTGCTCCACTTGAAGCACCTACGACCTCTAATCCTTCTAACTCTATGAGTTTGTTAAGATCGCTTGCATATGTTTCTATGTATCTAGGTAATTTAAAATCAGAAGCTGATGGCTTTAAGACATCATCACTTGGATATTTTATTTCTGCACTTTCATCAAATAACAGTCTGAATAAAAGCTGTACTGCTCTGGGTGTACCTTTTGCTCTGTAGAAGTCCATGATGTTTTTGATAGTAAGTCTATCATCAGCTTTTACTAGCCCAGGCAATTGGCTAAGATACGTAGCCTTAAAATGTTCTAAAAACTGTCCTGTTGTTGAATCTATATCATTATATTGTAATAAATTTCTAGAAACGTCTAATGTATTATTATCTTGTTGAAGGTATTCATAGTATGCCCTAATAAATTCTTGGAATATCTGTCCTTCTTCTGAATAGAAGGCTGGGAATTGTTCCTTGACAAATAATGAAATATTGTCTTCAATCTCACGCATTACACTCTCTCTTGTATAATGTTTATTCGTGGTGTATTATTATAGCTTAGAATTATATTCTTATCTGATCTGATTGTTTGAGTGTCAGGATTTGCAGTAACAGTTATACCTGCTCCTGAATAAGAAGAGACTGTTAATCCTGTTATGTTTACTACACCCAATGCATAATCTACAGTACCTATCTTAGGTTCCACTATTTGAATTTCACCACTTGCTTGTTTTACTATCTGCATTACACCAACACCATTGTCTCTTAATGAACAGTTAGTAATTGTTTTATATGTGAATGGTGTAGACTTGACTGGTGATGATCCATCAACATATGTTGAATCTGCCTGAGGAATTTCTTGAACTATGGGATTATTAAAGTTCAATACAAAGCTATTTGCACTATCCAATGTAGGCACTATAATTTTTTCCAGCTCAATAGTTGTTTCATTATTTAAAATTGCTGCATCTGCATCATCAATCTCTCTAGTTAATTTAGATTTTCTCAAGCTGCTGTTGAATTTATTAATGTTATTTGATGCAAAATTAGTTATTGTTGTTATTACATCTGACTTAATGTCTAGGTCAGACTTCGCAGTTATATTGGGATTGTACCTTATATTAGTTGTAATGTCAACAAATAAAAACTCTGGATCTACTACTTTAGGTACAGTAGACAGTGGAGATCTTAATCTTAAGAAGTCTTCAATATCTTTTTTACGACTGTCTGGAATACCATCAGCATTTTTCAAATCTACTGATACTATTACTTTTCCAAATTCTGGAGGTGTTGTTTCTTCGCCACCATAAACATTGATTGTTTCTATATCATTAAAGTTTTGTAAAAGAAGTGTTTTATAATCACTGACTGTAACTGTCCTATCTTGTATTGATATGGATCTTGGAGCATTGACCTTTATCTGATCTATTGATTCTCCTTCACTTCCACCTTTTGCAGAAGATACTAATGATATTGTGTTGTTGGATAATGCTGCATCCTCATCAACTAAAGTAAATGTATTAGCTCCGTTTGGTTCTATTCCTGCTGACTTTCTATAGATAGCTTCAATTACATTGCCGTTAATGGGAGTTCTTCCAATTACATTATCACCAAACTGTAGTTCATATCTCTGCCCTGTAGATGGTACTACGAAATATACATTTGATGAGCCATCAAGTCCAATTGAAGATATTGATTGTACATATTCAGCATTAGTTGTATCATTACTAGATGTTAATATTCTTACAGATAAGCTATCTACATCTATTTCTTTATTGGAAAGAATAAATTTTTGATCTGTGTTGCTTGTAGCTACGGTAAAATATTCTGTAACTATGTCCCCTTCAAATATCTCTACATTGGATGCAGTGTATAAACCACCTGCATCAGATGAAATTGTTATTCTTTCATTAGTTGTAAACGTATATGTGTTTGATTCTACTTGAGTAGAAAACCTTGAATGCTTTGGTAGTGTGATATTTGGTGGTGTTCCTGTTGGTGATATGTCTATATCAATCACAGCTTTTGATGATGTATATGACCCTGGTAAGTAATTTAATGTTTTTGCATGTGATACTACACTATCTCTTAGTTGAGCGCTATCAATAAATCCTTCTGCAGCAACCATGTTTAGATAAAAGTTCTGCATATATGTGTTATATGAAAGTACATCTAACATCACATTGAGGTTAGATCCCTCAAAATCAAAGTCTTTAAACACTTCCTGAGATCTAAGATACCCCTTAAGGTTGCTCTTAATATCTGAAAAATCTATATTTGCTACTGATAAGCTGCTATTTGCCATTATCTTACTCTCTCTAGTTCTAGTTCCAAAGTCTGTGCTGTGGGACTATTTATTAAGTTGAACATAACACTAACGTACATATAGTTATTATCTGGCGATGATGATATATCAATGTTAATTAGCTGAGCTCTTGGCTCGTATTGTTCTATTGTTTGTTCTATTGTTTGTTTGGCTACTGTTTTTGATTGAGGAGTAAAGTTTTCAAAAAGTAATGATCTTATTTTACATCCTATATTAGGTTGAAATAATCTTTCACCCTTGTCAGTAAGTACTAAATTTTTTATTGATTGTTTTACTGAGTCAGCATCATTCTTGAGTGACAGGTCTCCCGTTGGCGGATGTATTGCAAA